ATACAATGGCATCTGATGCTAAGATTAATAATTTCTTCAGAGTAATTACATCAAATAACAGAGCAGAACCAGTTAATCAAAATCTTACAAATACAAATCAAAAAGCAATTCGTTATCGCTTCAATGATAACTCAACACTTACATTTTGTACTCTTTCACCAGCATCAGCATCTAGTGTTAAACCAAATGCGTTGCCTTTTATTGGTCAGCCAAACCAACAAGTTATCATAACCAATACCTTCTTCAATCCAATCATGCTTGAAGTGGAAATGGTTCAACATGATATTGAAACACTTGCAATTGCATTATTTGGTAATCAAACAAAATCACTTGAAGATGGTATCTATACAATTTACAACTTTAATAATGATATCTATAAACAATATGATCTATTTGAAATTAAAGATAGATTCAGTGGTAAACCTTTATTTGAAGTTAGAGAAGAAAGAACAAGCATTGATTTTAATAAAACATTTACAACTATAACTACTGTTTAAATTTAGGTGATGAGCAACAATAAAATTAAAGTAGCTGGTTATGCACAAAAGGTTGTCTACACTGATGGAATAGAATATAGAAATTTTACTCCAGATTTGGTGGGTCTTCAACTTGCTAGTAATGGTGGTACTCCATTGTTTACAATGGGTAATTTTGCCATTACTACAAATCTTGAACCTAAGAGTGACAAAACCTTCATTACCAATAAATTTTCTAATTTTGTTTCATTATCTGATATTGATTTATCCCTATCACAAACACAAGCATTATTATCTGATAATGCAAGTGTAATTTTAAATCTAGATAAAACCAATATTAATTATTATGCTTTATTTGGTTCATTAAGCGAATTTATTAGAGTTTCTTTAGAGGATATAATAACGAAGTGGCCAGCATCATTATATATGTTACCACTTTCACAAACAGCAAGTGGTCAAATTTTAAATGGTTATACATTTGAAAATTACACATATGATTCATTAACAGAAATCTCAAGCTTTAGAATTGATACAACATTCATCAACAATAAATTTGGTTTAAACATATTAAAGAATGGTTCTATAATAAACACATATAATGCAAGTAATGATTTAAGAAATGTTACAGTAAATTTCTCATCTTATGTTGTATCTTATAATGGTATTGAATATCCTGTAATAGGATTTACTGGAGCTACATATACGACAAATGATTTTGTTTATTTCACAGTACAAGGAAATCCATTTTCTGGTCTTACAACATCAGCGAAGGTTAATTATCATATTAAACCAGAAAAGATACAAGAAGAAACATTTTTTAATTCATTACCAGATTTTGAATTTTATTTATTAAGTAGAAATATCATTCCTATTTACACAGCCTCGTTTAAGTATCCAATAAAAACAGATAATGGAATTATATTATATGTTACTGATACTGTTACTTGGCCAGTTTCTGATGGTTACAACATTGATTTCGATACAACAGAATATTTAAGTTATGCTACTAAATTATTAAACATAGCAACAGATAATGATTTGATCCAAAGTAATCTAATGAATAGATTTTTGGTCTCAGAATCAATAACTGCATTTGATACAACACCTGTTCATTTGTCTGATTTAGATCAAGACACATCTGGACAAAAAATGAATAAGACTCTTCAATTATATGGAGTATCATTCGATGAGATAAATAATTTCATTAGTGGTATTGCTTTTGCAAATGTTGTAACATACGATAAACAAGATAATACACCAGATATCTTTTTAAAGAATCTAGCAAGGGTATTAGGTTGGGAGTTGGTTTCTTCGGTGTTGGAAAATGATCTATTGGCTAATTATGTGACAACTAGACAATCAACATACTCTGGTCAATCTGTTGGCTTAACAGCAGTAGAAGCAGATACAGAACTATGGAGAAGAATAATTTTAAATACACCTTGGCTATGGAAATCAAAGGGTGCTAGAAAGTCAATTGAATTTTTATTAAGATTTATTGGTGCGCCACAAGGGTTGGTCAAGTTCAATGAATATATTTATAAAGCTGAAGGACCAATAGATATTGATTTATTCGTTTCATTATTGGAATTAAATGGATTGAATACTGATCTTTCAGTTTATCCAATAGATTCTGATGGATATCCAAGACCACTAGCAGATACACCAGATATGTATTACCAAAGTAATGGATTATGGTATAGAGAAACAGGTGGTAGTGGTTCAACCATTGATATATTGACTGGTAATAACCCACACTTAGGTCCATACGATGGTGGTTTTGCCTACATAAATCAATTCAGAACATTGATTCCAAATTTTTCAGCTGTAACAATAAGCTCTGAAACATTTTCAACGAATACAACAAATTTATATACAAATTATGATTCAGGATCATTTGATACTGGAATAACAACTGCAACAACGGTAAATACCGTTGAAGTTGTAAATGATAATGGTAGTGATATAAGTGATTGTATTGTATTTACTCCATCCATTGAATTGGACCCAAATCCATCCATACTATATAATGATTGTGGATGTGTTGTTGATGGTAATGATAATGTATTGAGTCTTTGTCTTGATGTTAATTCACCATTACCAAAAACATGTACTGATACTATGGTGTCACCACCTTTAGATGATACTTCAGATGGATTATACATATTTAAATACTATCAATACAATATTGATGGATCGATTCTTAAAGATAATAATGGAAATCCAATACCTAATACAACAAATTATTCATCTAAAGAGTGTTGTAGCATGATTGGTGGAACACCATTTATATATAATGAGTTTAGACTGAATGTTATTTTTAATTCTGGATATGTTTGTTGTGATAATTCTGGCAAGTGTGGTTGTATAATAGCATGTAAATGGAAAGCACAACAAACACCAATAATAATAACAATGCAAAATTCTCAATTTGAGAGTATTGATTTAAGTTACTTGCAATTTACACAAGCAGATGGAACATCATCAGTAGTAACACCAGATGGTTGTAATTGTATTGCTAATTATACAACACCAGTACCTAACATCATAGACCCATTTACTGGTATGATAGGATATGGATGTCAACTAACTAGTTTAGGAATTGAAGATTTGGCATTAGGTAATTCTAGTGTTATATATAATACATACTATAATAGAGCAGTAAATAACGCCTCATGTTTTTCAACACCTCAAAGCGGAACAACAGTTTCAGTTGGTGGTGTAGGCGGTGTTGGAACGGCTGTTGTAGTTGTCGGTACACAAGTAGGATAATAAAATATGAAAATGAATATTTATAAGTAATGGATATAACACAAGCAGATACAACGACTAAATGTTTTGACATGAGTACACTTATGGCAGTGAACGGTCAAGTCCTGGAAAATCAAGACGGAAGTGTCTCTGTATATGTTCCTAACAATTTAGGGGTGTTAACACCAGTTATTTTAACTAAACAATGTTGTGAATTTTTAAGTTCTAAATATTTTTTCGATATAAATTCTCAAACATGTAAATGGTCTGATGCTCCATCTTGTACACTAGATAATGTTTTCAAGATTGTATTAAATCCTAATGGAAATGATGGTTCAATATTCTATAGTAGTTCTAATGTAAATGAGAATTGTGTTTTAACCATTGATTTTGATTATTTATTTAAAATTAAATGTGAAACACTAAGTGGAATAATGACAGGTAGTATTGTTTCATCACCAGTTATAATAGAAACAGCAAATCAGAATACGCAACTACAATCTCAATTACAAGAACAATTAGTTATTTGTGAATCAATAACAAATGCGATAAATAATCTTAATGCTGAAATATTATTAACTCCATATTCGATAACTTGTGAATTACAACCAATACTAGCAACACATACAGATGTTTCTGATTCATCATTGATGAATTTTGGTAGAACAGGTTTTGGTCCAATAGGTAATTCACAAACAACTAGAACAACAAGTGGAGTATCACAGTCTAGTACTGTAGTAAATGGAAAGACATATTGTTTAAGAGAACCTGAAGGTTTATCAGCTTGGGCTAACATATTAGGACCAATAAATTATCAAAGATATTTAAATGGTGATCCAGCATCATATACATGTGAGGATGTTCAAGCTATCGTTGATCAAAATTCATTAAGTAGAGTTTCATTGCTTGGTGATTGTACAATACCATTTGGAACTAGAACATCGTTAATGAATCAATTGTCTGATTTAATAGATCAACAAATTGCTTGTAATGCATTAGTGGACTCATTAACATCTCAATTAGCTAATTCTGGTACAACATTTACTGAGACGATAATATCATGCACAAGACCAATAGATATGTTTGAAGCGTTAGATGTTTCTATGGTTGTTGATATAATAACATCTGCAAATACTCTTCAAACTGTTTATACTGGTGATACATTATTCCAAGCAATTGGTGCTGGAAATTTATACTCTTATTTAACATCTCACCCTATCAGTGGTTTTTATGTTTGTGGTGATCCTAGTAGTTCTGAAACAACATTTAGTGGTTGTACGCCATTGAATCTTAATTTAGTGAATCCGTTATTACCAAATGTCTATATATGTGATTCTGTGTTGGAAAATTTAGCACAGGATTTATATATTGAATCTGGTTTAAGTGGATCGACAAATGGTTTAAATATTTTTAGTGGAAGTATACCTAATGGTGCATTTGCATCCAAGTGGTTACACTATACAACAACAATTTCTGATCCTACAATTCTAAGTCAAATAAGAGATCAAAAAATTACGATAAGTTTAAAAATCAATCATACTTGTGGTGAGTTTTGTGTCTTATTAGATAATATATTCTTGAATAAGGTTTGTACAAGTGTGGATAGAAATGATTTATTCGTTTCACAGTCACCAGGTTTTGAATTGGATAGAATTCGTGATAATAAAAAATCATGGTCAGCAAATACAATCAGTGTTAATAGAGATTTCTCAATCTCAAACGATCAACGCAACCAATCAATTAGACAAACGAATTATGATGTAAACGATGAACGTTTAGTTATCAATTCAAAAGAAGTAGACTTAGATGTTAGCTTAGCATCTGCTATTGAAACTGATGTCTGGACATATTTACTAGACAATACTTGTCTTTTAACTGGAGTAACCAATTGTAATTCATGTTTAACAACATGTTGTGGTGATGATAAAATTAGTTTTGATGATTTATTAACACAATCATTATCAGCAATTACTGTAGTTGAAGATTTTGAATATTTTATGACATCTGAATTAATAGATGCTAAAAATAGACAGACAATTTCTGGTTATCCTACACTTAGGGCTTTATATGATAGATACATGAGTAGCTCTATGTATTGTAATACAAATAGTTCTCATTTTGATTATATAACAATGGAACAATTTGCTGATCTATTGGGTAATTATTGGGTTGATATTGTCGAACAAGTTATTCCATCTACAACTATTTGGGGTAGTGTAAAAATTTATTCAAATACTATTTTCGATCAACAAAAATTCAAATACAGAGCTTATTCTTCATTGTTCTGTGGTAATCCATTTAGTGGAGATAGTGTTTTGAGCCCTATAAATGGAATAAGTGGTGAGTGTGCTAGTGTTGATGTGTCATATGTACCATTAAACACATTAAGTGGACCAAATTTGAGAATAAAGCCACCAATAACAACAACATGTGATAGCCTTTGTTTAGCACAGATGAATCATGGTTCTGAATTTATAGGCACAGTGACAATCATTAACGAAAAAATACTTGGATAAATAATTTTAACATCATAATAGATATTTATAAATATGCCACAATTAATAACATCAGTAGTAGGAAATGTATACACAAACACAACAGGTAGTGTTATGTATGTTAATTCTGTTGTTGGTACTATACAACAAGAAGACTACATTGATCTTAATGGGTTCATTGCATACTTACAAAACCTATCAAAAGCTGAAGATACATCTGGATTGGTGAATCCAGTTAATTATGGATTAAAAAATTCTAAAAATTTAGAAGTTAAAGAAATAAAAATTGATTATTAATGAGATATCAAGAACCAATATATAGCCAAAATGAAAACTCTGGTGTTAGAAACAAAGACATATTAAATGTCAATATGAGTTCTGATATTTGCATTTTTGATAGTCCATTATTTATCATGTCTGGTACTAGTGGAATTAGTGCGTCAAAGATTAATTGCACTGGTTCAAGTGGAATTAGTGCGTCAAAGATTAATTGCACTGGTTCAACAACTCAATATATTATTAGTACTGCTACAACAATACCATTAACATTTAATTTCACAGCTAATACGTCAAGTTTTACAGCTAATTCAGCCACATTTAAATTTGAAATATACAAATATGATTCAAGTGTTTCTGGATTTACTCTACCACCAGTATATAAATCTGATCCTATTGAATATCCCACTTTTAGTGCAACTAATTATACCCTACAAACAATATTAGTCTCTAATCTAAACTTAGATGGTGATTATTTGATAAAGGGATATTATGAATATCCTATATGTACTGAATTTTTGAATAAGTTAGGTAAAACCGTTGATACACTAACATACAGAAGCGGAAAAACGTATGGGTTATATAATAGTGAATTAGATTATTATTTTTTAGCAATAAAATCAGCTGAAAAACCAATATTTTTAAAGAATTCAAGCAATACTCCAGCTGCAAATCAATTATTCCAACAAGTATTACTACCACAAGGAGAATCAACCATCATAATAACAAATACGTATGCTGGATTTTTCATATTAACACTAAATGGGTTGGTATTAGCACCAAATTTGGACTATACATACACAGGAAACATCGTAACACTAAGTGCAGCAACTGTAACTGGAGATGTTTTGACTGTGATTTATACAACTGATGGTGGAAACACCATTGCTGGTGATAATATTAATATTGAATCACCAATAGTAAGTGGTATTACTGATGCACAAGGTA